CATTCTTTACTTTTTTAATTTCATTGACCCACTTGCTGCGAGCGTCTTGTAGTTACACTCTTCCAGCTTGGTGGCCCGGGGCTTGACAAAAAATAGCCTAAACCATCATGTCGGCGAAGGGGCGCAAACGTAACGTTTTACGCAGGTGTCGTCTTCCTGTGCGTGACATCCCCAACGCACTAGGTATACCCCGGGACTTATTCCACGAAATCTCACTGGTGGGCTTCGTGGGTCTCTATTTATGAGCGGGTTCGATCGGGATCGCCAACGCCGGAGCTAGCGTTGAGCCGTGCCGAAAGGAAATGGTCTTCGCCCCCTCAAGGGCAGCGAACCACGCGGGTCGTTTTGATCCGAGCCCGACGCGGGAGGGATGGGAAGGGGGAAAGAGGTATGAGTCACGGCTTTTGGTTCCGTGAAAGAGAGCCTCTAGGTGTTCGGGGAGACGAGGTCGGGGAGGTAAAGGAGCGAAAAAGACCTCGGGGGCGGGTTGGCGATGCCAGGCAGATATCTGGCTCACCATTTTGTGGACATAAATGTCCACTTGAGATTCGGGTTTTGTGGATACCCGAAAGAAACCGTCGGGAGCCCGGAGGGAAGAGGGGGGCTGTCGTAATATCCTCGAGGCCCGAGTGGCGTCAGCCAAGTGACGCCGGAATCTCGCAGGATAGGGGAGCCCTTCCGGGAAGGGATAGACCGGGGTGTGCTTCAGCAGCCAAGAAAAAGACTGGAGAGCAACCGGCAAAGCCCTGGATCGGTAATCGGCGGGGAAGTCCCGATAGTTATCTATCTGGGCGCCGATAAGCTTGGGGAGCCGGCCACGAAGATCGGAGAAGAAGGTCGGATCGGAGGAATTGGGCCGGGGGAGGATGAAAGCGGTCGCGCGGGCAAACCAAATTAAGCATGGTCGCCTGTCCCGACGCGCAAGGAAGAAGGTGGAGTTAAGGGTGACGACCCGGGGGTGCCTGAGTGTCTTAGAAGACTCAAGCACAAGGCCGCACTCAGGGAGGGTAGTCTGCCAGTGATCAATGTCACTGGGGGTAGACCGGAAAGCAAGATCATCCCCGTTTATCTTGAGCAGTCCGGAATCGGTAAGCTGCCTGGTCTTCCGCCAGCCAAGTCCTCGGACAAGGCCGACAAGATTCGTGAGGCAGAGGAGCGGAAAGGAGAGGAGGTCGCCCATGCGTTGACCCGTACGGGCGACAAATTGATCGAGGACCTCTCCATCGGAGGAAAGGAGTTGGGTTAAGGCGGGACCCAAAAACCGTTCTGCGGCGTCCCAGACGACGGGAGGCACTACTGCGCCGCCCGGGGAGTCGCGTAACACGGAAAGGAGATGGAGGGAGTTACTACTGATGAAATTCTCAGTAGACG